TGAGAATCAGAAGCTAGAAAGTCTATGTCCAACAGAGTTTCCCCACCATTACCGTTAGTAATAGTAAGTCTACCTGCACCCGCACCTGTAAGAACCTGTATCTGCCTTACACGCGCTGGGCCTACAGCTAAAGAACCGGTACCTGTGACTCGCTTACTGGAAACATCAGAGCTTGCCATAGTTTACTCCTTCGGTTTAGTGTCCTTTTTAGGAGCAGCTTTTTTCTTGGGGGTACCATCTGGGTTTAGCCCACGAGCTGCTAGTTCTTCAGCGCTTGGTTTTTTAAATCTATCACTCATAAGTCACCTCATTAAGCAGACGCAGTTGCGCCAGTGTCTACGCGAATCCAGTTAGAACCATCGGAAAATACGAGGTTCCCAGTACCGTTACCTGCGGTTTCAGAAGCCTTGAGAGCATCTGACGCATACAGAACAGTACCTTCACCCGCAGAAGCGGCGGCTGGAAGAGTAGCTACTGTGTAAGTTGGAACTTGAATGTCGCCGACAAAGCCATTAGTGCTTGTTACCGGCCCGGAAAAAGTGGTTGAAGCCATTAGAATTACCTCTTGCACAAGGTTTGGTTTCGTAGTCTGTGCAACGTCAGGCGGGCAAGAACCTGTCTACGAAACTAATTGGTGCCCAAAAATTTAGTGTATAGCAAAAGAAAGGGGGCGACAAGCGCCCCCTCGTACCTTTTATGCTCCTTCGGAGCCGAAGATACCTAATGGATCAGATACACCAAAGGAGTATCTTTCACGAGCTTTGTAGCGGCTGTTGCCGGTATCAAAGTCAGCATCCATAGAGGTCTGCATCGGAGTACGAACGAAGTGTTTCAGTCCGTTCGGTACGTCTGTCAGCAGGAACCAAGCGTCTACGTCTGTCAGGTAATGATTGACAGTGTAACCTTCAGGAATCGCACCCATGTTGCGGATAGCGTTGATGTCGTTATCAGCAGTGGCTACGCGCCCTTCAGTTTCTAGCAGACGATCAGCAACGAACTGAAGATCAGCTGGGACAACCAGTTTACGTGGCTTCGCAGCAATCAGCAGACCGCGCTCATCTGTCCAACCAGCAATCTGAATGATAGCGGCTTCCAGAGAAGTTTCGTTCAGGTCAGCAGACACAGCAGGTTCGTTAGAGTTGGTACCGCCAGACACCAGAGGATGGGCAGTAGAACAAAGTTCTACACCGTCACCGTAAGTGTAGTTGCTATCGAACGCATTGTTCAGAATAGCAGCGGCTTTAACCTGCTTGGTGTAAGCCATAGCACGGGCCAGAGCTTTGGTATAACGAGAAGACAGTGAATCGTACAGGTTGTCTTCAATCGCTTCTTCAGTGATTGAAAAGCCCATAGATACAGTCTCGTGGTTGTACCTTGCAGTCCACGCTTCCTGTGCGTTGTCGTATGCAATGGAGTCACCCTCGTTCTTGACGGGAGCGGCTGCAAAGCCAGACAACTTGGTTTCTTCTTCAAAAGAACGGTCAGAAGATTCTGTTTCAAAAATCTCTGCGTGTTCTTCACCATATTTCTGATACTCAAGGCCGAACAGGGCGTTTAGGCCCGGAAGGAGTTCCTTGAGAAGTTGTGCTCTTGATATAGCCATGTCTCAAATCTCCTTAAATACCGGTCTTGTTCAAGTAAGAATGCGCATCTGGGTTGAACTTAACCAACACATCAGTGTACGCATCCCCAACAGTTGAATCCGGGCTGTCAACAAAGTCGACAATACGGAAAGCAAAGCCTGAAGTGGTGTTAGTAGTAGCGTCCAAAGCAGTGTTGGAATTACCAGTAGCGGTGCTTCCAGTGCTTGTAGACTGTACTGCTGCCAGATGAGCGTTCTGTCCCAGACCAGCTTGGGCGATAGAGCCGTCAGCCTGAACTTGGAACAATACATCTGGGTCATCCACAACATAGGCCATCGCATCACTAGCAACAGTACCGGTAGGCCAATACTGACTGAATAGCTTCTGCTTGGTGTTGGGGTCTGTGTAGGAACAGCCGACGAAAACGCCTACTGTACCAGCCGGGAATGGAGTTGAGTTGTCTCCATTAGTCGTCACGATTTCAATAGTGCCAGCAGCTACAACGGCAACAATAGAACCATTGTAGATGTTAGTACCATAACCGGACGCTATCTTGATCTGGCGAGTTGACCCTGCGTAGGGTTGCCCGCCGATCAATTTTACGGGCTTAAACCCGTAAGGTGTAGCGGAAGATGCCATGATAGACTCCTATTAGATTAACCTTTTCCGAAAGTCACCTTGGAACGTCTATCGTTAAATATAGGCATTCTAGGATCACTTTCGCGCATCAAGTTGTTGTCGACAGAGTGCATCTGATTTTGCGCTTGTTCGCGGTAATAACCATTACGCTCTTCGACAAGCTCTTCTGGGGCTTTGCAAAGCATCAGGCCACCTATAACGACATTGTCCTTGAAGCGGTCATTTTCGACTACTGCAAGCTCAATTTCGGGGTGATCTGAAGCTTTAACCGGCTCCCATCCTTGTCTTAATTTAGAGGTCACATTGGTGGGATCAGCGTTTCCACGAGTAGATACACGCACCCATTTGAAAGTCCACCCGTCCTGTGGATCAGGAGTTGGCAATACTTCTGGCCTAGTCCATGATTTTTTACGGGTTTTCTTCGCACGAGATTCTAACTCTCTGTCAAGTCTGTTCTCAGCCATTATGTGTTCCTCGATAGTTGTGCAACCTGTTTGGCGTATACATCCAAAGGTACGTTAAGACGTTTCGCGATAGCAATTTGTGATTGAGTAAGTCGCACCTTATTAGGTGAAGTGCTCCGCGTAGCGGGGGCAACCACATTGCTAGATTTTTTCTTTGGTTCCTCTGGTTCGTCTATCCCGTCATCAAATTGATCTGGGAATACATTTCGCATACGAGAATTTATCTTCTCGTAGTAATCGTCAGATTGGGGGTCAACCCCCTCCTTGACTAATTTATTATGGTACCCCAACGCAAATGCTGTCATTTCGTCGTCTGAGCCAAACCACGGGTTTTCGTCGCGCCATGCTTCAGCTTTCTCGTCACGAACAACTTCTGGTTGCGGTTCCGATACTTGAGGTTGTACCTCATTAGTATTTGATTGTAAAGGTTTTTCTTCTTCCTGTTTAGCAGGTTTGAAGTTATTTACCCTATCATTACGTATTTGTGCAGTATTTAGCGCTTCTTGCGCCTCTATGATAGCGTCTGTTTCACCGGCTTCATACGCGTCTCTGTAGGCACGTTTAGCGGCATTTAACTCCGCTTCTACCTGTCTTTTAGCAGACTCAATCAAAGCATTTTGATTTTTTACGCTGTCTTCTTTTAACTTACTGTTCTCTTCAATAAGCTGTTTAGCGTATGCTTCTGCGGCTTCACGCTCGCGAAGTGCCTGTTCTTTGGCTCTACGCTCATCGTGATAACCCTTACTAAAGTGCTGTATTCGTTTTTTAACCTTATCTGAGTAGTTTTCTAGCTCATCATTGGTTACTTCAGCTGGCGGTTCAGAGGGTTCTCTGCCTCTATCTTCAGGTGGAGTGTCGTCTTCCACCTCAATTTCTACCTCTCCAGCCTCTATTTTTGTGTCTTCTGTCCCATCTTTGACAGATTTAGGCTTCTGCTGGATGTCATCACGCCCAACAGCGGGTTCAACCTCTATATCAGTGTTGACCTCTTCCTCCGCCTTAATCTCTACTTCTGTAAGAGACTCGTCCTTTTCGTCAGGAAATTCGTACTCTACTTGTTGCATAGCCATAATTTATACCTCACGCACGAGTAATTTTACTCGGATCATCAACAACGGCTTCTATAGAATCATCGTTTATTAGACGGTATTCTTGTTTGCCGACCTTAAATCGCGTACCACTATTGGCACGGAACATCACGTAATCGCCCTGTTTGCACCACGGGCCAGTTGGGAAACGGTCTGCATCTGCATACGCCTGATCCCCCACGTCCAGCACCACACCAATCATAGACAAGATGTACTCGTCCCTCATGGTCTGTTCTGACTTCAAAAGCCCACTTTCGCCGTAGGTTTCTTCAATACTCGGCAGAGCTATCAGAATCCTATACCCTACAGGTTTTGGTATTTGCTCGTTTAAAACCACTTCCTGTGCTCTTTCGTCCTCTATCTTTTGCTTACGTTTCTTTTCTAACGCAGTCATCTCAGTCATCGTCATCATCCATATAGTTTCGCGAGAGGTCTTCAATTTCTCGTATTGCGGAGGTTAGACCTCGAATCACCCCACAAACCTCACGGTACTGGGCGTAGTCTTTCGCAGCCCCAGAAACCAATGATTCTTCGCAAGAGCGTACTTGCTCTTGTAATTTATCGTTAAGCACGTCAAAGACGGTTTTAGCCATATTACCTACCACTCATATTGTCGAGTATTGTTCTTACCCACCAGTAGAATAAATCTTCAGTCAACTCATGTTTCATAAGGTTTACTCTATACGCTACTAGCTGTACGTTGTCCTTTATGTAAGGTTCGTACGGCACAATCCTGTCGATACTAGCGTTAAAATCTTTTCTGCCGCTCCCATCTTTATGGTGTGTAAGTACAACCCCTGATATAGCGCATCTACCGTTTTGCTCTTCCCATATTTCAAGTAAGTCTTCTTTGTTTAAGTCGAACTCTGCTTTATTGTGTCCCGGTTGATCCTTTCTAGTGGTCTGCGAATACTTACATTGCGTATATAAATTACCTAAATACTGCTCATAGTCCGTAGAAACAGTCCTGCGGTGCTTTGCAGTTTTACAGTCTGTACATATAAGTCGGTTAGAAAACTCCGTAATCGGTTTTAATTGATTACAACGTTTGCATTTCTTTCGCTTTAATGCCGTCATTCATAAACTGCTCAACCACGTCTATTATCTTGCATTTGCTGTTTTGCTAGGTCTAACAAGGCTTTAGCCTCATCTAAGTCCTGTTTAGCGTTGGCTTGTTCTGTCTGAGCCGCTATCCTGCCAGCTTCCAAAGTAGCTGTGTTGTTAGCTTTCTGCTCTTCCAACTGCAATTTAGCTGCCGCTAACTGCGCATCCGCCTGATCTTTCTGCGATTTACGTTGTACTTCAGCCTGCTTGATAGCTAGTTCTTGCTGCTGCATCTGTACTATTGGGTCTTGAGCTTGCTGCTGTGCCTGTTGCTGTGCGGCTTCGGCTTGTTTCTGTTGTGTCAACTGCGTTCCAGCCTGTGCCATAGTCTGAGCCAGAAGCACTTCAACATCCTCTGGTAGCTCCTCATTTGGCGCAGGAAGCGGCGCTCCCAGTTTTTCTTCAATTTGACGGCGATATTCAAACGCCATGTGCTCGGCTATATGGGCCTGTAACGCGCCCATAATCTGTTGTGCCGCTGGGTTTTGACCAATCATTGCGGCTATCTGTGGGTCTTGCATAAACGACTGGTGGGTAGCTATGTGCGCTTGATGATCCTGATATATAAACGCCTTCATAGGTTTACCAACCAAGGCACTCATGTTCTCACTTACTGGATCAACTGGGGGTAGATCATCACTTGTGGGCACAAGTTTGTCAGCGTTCTTAATACCCAAAACTTCAATCATCTGACGGTGTAGCTGGGGCAGGTCGTATATCTGCGGGGCTTGCTGTGCCATTTGCAGTACAGCTTGATACTGCACGACACGCTGTGCCAGAGTGGTGTTGTTAGGATCGCTTACAGGGATTACATCAGTAATCGCATAGTCCATTTGCCTAGCGCGGGGAACCCCACGATCAGGGACATACCCGTACTCTTCTGGAGCATACTCAGCAATAATAGCTCGGAGTAATTTGAACTCCTGTTTCATCGCATAGTGAACACGAGCCTGTACCGCAGCCATTGGCTTTAAGGTACGTTCCAGCAGGGCAAGAGTAGTCCCTACTGGCGCGTTGGCACTCATATCACTGATATTCATGTCTGAGATTGCTCCCAGACGACGGCCCTCTTCAGTAATACGGTTCAACAACGCCAGTAGGGTCTGTGAAGGCTCTTTGTATGGCAGAGGCATGATGTTGTCTCGGATAGAGCCACTAGGCACATCCACATCACGGAACTCACCGGGGCCAATCGGTGTATCATCACCCTTGACTCGTAAACCGCGTGACTTCAAGCCTCCGGGTAGGTTTGACAGCGTACCAGCGTCTACCAGCTGGCGTATAAGGGACGTGCCTGCACGGGCGTATCCCCCTACGATGTGTATCAAACCAAGCCCGTAAAAGCCAAATCCCGGCACATATACATAATGCACAAAATGCTGGCGTTTCAGCATTAACGGATCATCAGGGTTCCAGTTACGACGTATAGCCAGAACTTCTCCAGTACCCTGTTCAATAGTTACGACGTAGGGTTTAGCGATCTGCATTTCTTCATCGCCTTCTTCCTCGTCTACACCATCAATAATCAAGTCTGCGTGTATTTCACAGACAGAATAACGGTCATCAGAAGTAAGACTAAACCCGCCTTCTTCTGCTTTCTTTTCTTCAATATCCGTAAAGAATGACTGTGGATCGCCAAGGCTGACATCACGATAGAAGCCAGCAGCCTGTAGCTTAGTCATCTCATTTTTTGTTTTGCGCATGACGTGTGTAACACGTTCAGCTGTCTCTATGTTAGATGCGCCGTATGGGACAATAACGTCTTCGGCGGGTATGTATACCGCAACCTGACGGCCTAAATTTGGATCGTAATAAACCTTTTTAAAAGCTGACCCTGCAAGACCAAGACTATAAAGGAGTCGCTCGTGCTCAGGGCGATACTCGATCATAACCTCTGTTAATTCGTAGTTCATATCCTCGCGAACGCGTTCAGCCGCTTCTTCTTTTTCACGGCTAATCTCACCAAGGATTTTGGTCTTCACAGGGCCAGAAGGGGGGAACGTCTCTGACATAGCTTCGGCTTGGAAACGAATTGCGGCTTCGGACAACACGGTGCTATACACACCACATGCGTCATCCCAAGGTTCTACCCGCTCTTCGTATTTAAATCCGAGCACTTCCAAGCCTTTCACAAAGGTGTCTGCCCACTCTTTGCGGCTATTTGTATCAGAACTAACGTGCCCAAGGAGATCGTTAGATAAGTTATTTAAAACTCCGTCATCAAGATATTCTGCTAAGTTGGCATCGAACGGCGCACCCATAGTATCTTCAAGCCCAGACTCAGGCACCAGCGTGATCTCTACGCTACCGTCATCCAAAGTCACCATCTCAGGGTCGACAACGGTTATCTCCATCTCGGACTCTTCCGTCATCTCTTCTTCTAACCCTTCAGGGGCTTGGTATACGCTCGGTTCAATAGCCATAATCTTAACCTTTTATAAAACTCATTATCTTATCTACTATAGATGGTTCTTCTGCTTGTGCTGACGGAGTAGGTAAGTACACATTTGGATATTTCTGCTTATTCTCTTCCCTACTCATAAAATCTCTAATTATTCTGTCCAAAAGTCTAGCGTCTTTTCTACCTCTCCGCGCCATACGGTCTTCCGCTACTTCTGGTTGTATTTCATCTATAAATCGGTGTTGCTGAGAAGTGCTAGTCAAATTCTTTAGTATCCTTCTCGCGTCGCTTGTGTCGTATACCTTATTGTCGCTATCAAACATAGAAGGTGGATTACGATCTAAAAAATCCCGTAGCGCCGCAGCTACTACTGGATTGTCGAACCCTCTATGGGTAAGTTCGTGCGCTATTGTCCTGTCGTACCCTACTGGTGTTGGGGAATCTCCACGCTCTACCGTCCCTTCTCTATACTTTGTTTGCGCTTCTTCCGCACTTGTTGGTAGCAAAGCTGTAATGCCACCCTGCTTTGGTGGTTCACTTACATAATCTGCGACTTTACTAAACTTGGCGTTATTCTTTTGTACATACTCGTCTGGCGCATACTCTGGCATATACTGCCCTAGAATGCTTAGTATAGCCCTGTCGTTTTTGGGTACATAACTTGTTATATCAGCCCTGTCGTCACCTTTACCATACCCCAAAGCGGACATAATACCGTATTCACCACCAAACCTAAGAGCTTCAGGAAGTCTGTTTTGCACTTCCATAATATACTCGGCTTCAGCCATTTCTTCGCTGGCACGACGCATAGCATCGCGTTCTTCTTGCGAAAGTTCAGAATATGGTCTGACTTTAGCCATTAGTAGTAGCCGCCGTGCCTTTGTCTAAAATACTTAGGTTCTTCGGGTTCGTCAGAGGGGAGTGTAATAAAGCCACCCTGTCTAAACCGCATAAGTGCCATAACTGTTGAGTCAACAAGGTCATCATGGCTCATAAACGGGAATCCTGCAATCTCTTCGACAACCTCTTCCGCCCAACGCGTTTGTGGAACCCAGCATAACCCAGACATAACAATGTCCGCTACAGAGTTCAAACGAGCCGTTTTGTCGCCCGTGCCTCTGTGGGGAGTAAACTCCTGCACTAGAAGTCCCATCCTACGAAGCTCTTGGTACAGCGGTGTACCACTAGATTTCTTCTCGACAATAAACGAATCTGGCTGCCATTCTAGGTATTCTTCGTAAGCCATTTGTTTTAATTCAGGGAATTCTACACGAGTCTTGATACTGTTCAAGAGTAT